CATATCCCTTTGATTGTTTACGAACAATTAAGGATGCAAGTTTAACTCTATTATTACCTAGAGCAAATCCCATCATAGCAACACCAGTAACCAGTGGATCAGCACCTAGAGTGAGACCACCTACTGCTTTAACATTAGGATTAATATGTTCCAATATCATTGGACATATTTTACATAAAGATTCACCATTTAAAGTAATCGACTTACAATTAACATAGTGCTGAGTTTTTCTGCCAGAAGAAAGGGTAAACTCACCCTTCTTATAACATTTCTCCTTTAAGAGATACAGTACCTCAGACCTATAATCATAAGTATCTACAAGATGTTCTAATACCATTTTACTATATTACTATATTAGCAAAAATAACTTCAGCACCAGGATTTCTTGCAATAGCAATATCCTCTGCTTGAAACACATCATCAGTAAAAACGGTTTCGACAAATTGCCTTCCGTTTAAAACGAGTTTAACTTCGACACGAGGGCCAGAACTGAATAATCCAAACATAGAAGTTTTCCTTTAGTTGTACTAATTATATAAGATCTAATATGTTTATGCTAGGTTCTTGTGACACTTCTTCAACTGGATGATATTCTGCAACTCTCTTCCGAATCAAGTTACCATAATCTTCATGCAGTTCACATCCAATGTAATCTCTACCTAGCGATTTTGCCACCGCAGCAGTAGTTCCACTACCCATAAATGGATCTAACACAATATCTCCTTTCTCGCTTCCTGCAAGGATACAGGGTTCAATCAGATCGGGTGGATATGTTGCAAAGTGAGCTCCCTTGTATGGTTTCTTAGTTACACTCCATACTGATCTCTTATTTTTCTTCTCATAACTCTTAGTTAATCCTGAGTGTGGAGTTTGTCCATACTCATTTGTACTTGTGTACTTACCTTTACTTCTATCTCTGGTTCCCCAATCTTTTGCTGGTTCTTTTATTGCTTCATTATCATAGAAATATTTCTTATTCTTACTGAACAAAAAGATATATTCATGTGCCTTAGTGCATCTATCCTTCACACTCTCAGGCATTGGATTAGGTTTATGCCATATAATATCCTGTCTTAAATGCCATCCATCTGCTCGCATTGCGAAGGCGAACATCCAAGGGATTCCGATGAGGTCTTTCTCTTTGAGTCCTCCGATTCTATTCGCTCTACGAGGACACACATCTGGTAGGTCTTGTTTAGTATGCGAGACTGTTTGTTTTGCCAATCCTTGTCCCCTTCCAGGTCGGTAATTATAGTAACTATCGCCAAGATTAACCCAACAAGTTCCATCATCTGTGAGCACATTTTTCACCTCCTTGAATACTTTAACTAGCTCATTAATAAACTCTTCTGGAGTTTGTTCCAAACCTATTTGTGAATCTTCACCACCATAATCTCTTAGACCATAGTAAGGTGGAGATGTAACACACATCCTTGCTTTCTCATCAAACTCTTTAAGAGTTTCACGACAATCACCAAATAAAATAGTATCTCTCATAATCTTATTCTACCCCATCAATCCAACATTTAAAAGAATTTAGATGCCATTGTGAATAAAAGTAATATTTGGCATCATCACCAGAATTAACAATTAAACATCCATCATGCCAATCATATTTCTTTGCTGCATTATATACATTCTCAAAGTATCTATCCATTGTAAATGGAATAGACTTTGCATATTCCCAGAAAGGAGTATCAAACTTAGAACCATTCTGATAATGCCATAGTACAAATGTTTCAATCTGTTGCATTGCACCATGAATATGGTCATTCATATATTCTTTATCTGCTCTTGTAGGTAACAAAGGTTTATGTTGATGCCCATAGACACTATTTCCACCAATACTATCCAATTGATTAATATAATCCCAAGCAACTTGACATACTTTCTGATAAAATGCAGTAGATGTAGCTTCTAATGGTTCTAAAAATGCACATCTATTACCATTAAGAATAGTTCTATCACCAATACAAACTTCTTTTGCAACGTAATTATCAAATTTTAAATTAGAACCATCAGTCTCAGGAAGATTAAATCTTTCTAAGAAATCTTCTCTTGCTACCTGTGTCGATGTTATTGTATCATTATACAAATAACCATAGGATACACTATCCTGATTAGGAATAACAAATGCCCACCCATTAGGAGTAGCAACAGTTCTTGTATAGTGTAAATCGGGATCTCTACCTTCCTTTCTATAAAGAAGTGCAGAGTTTAAAGGATTCTTTAATGGTAGATATTCAATTTTACCACTCTTATCTTTACCCCTACAATCAATAATCCAATCAGCATCTACTTCACTTTCAGCATCATTAATAGTTTTCTCAGTAACATTAAAAACACCTGATTCTAATACTGCCTTGGATAGTAAACTTGGAACATAGTGCATAGACATTCCATCTTTAGTAAATGGATGAAATATCTTATCATTCTTCTTACCCCACCCTTCATATAATATACCACTTTTGAATGTTGCACCAATATTATTATCATACCAATTAGTCCCTAGAATTGACTCAAAATACAATAAGGGTGCTAATGTTGTACCTTGTCCAACCTTTTCCATTGGATGCTCAACAGGACTATGATATATTTCTATCTCAATTCCATTAGCTCTACCATAATGTTGAAAATGTAATGCAGATATACACCCTGCATTACCAGCACCAAGAATTGCTATCTTCATTTAGTATTCCACTCCTCCAAAAGTTTTGAACTACTATTCATCTTATTAGCACCACCAACACCAAATTCAAATATAACTCTAGGATCATCTTTGTATTTAATATATTCTGGAGTATTCATTCTACCACGATCTCCTCCATTTGCAAAGACCACTTCCTCATATACTTGTAATGCCATCTCAATTGCATCACAAGCACTATCATCTTTATCATTAAATTCAATAACAATATCAGGAGTCTTTAACTCCTTAAGAACTGACACCCTTTCATCTATATTCATAAAAGGTTTTCCTTTTTTTCTTCTTAACCAATCGTCAGAATTTACAGCAACACATAATGTATCACCAAATTCCTTTGCTGCCTTAAAGTAAGCAATATGCCCACTGTGTAATGGATCAAATCCACCAGTAACTAATACAACTTTACTCATATTGATCTAATGAATTGTAAATCATAATCTTCAGATTCCTCAAAGTAATCTCTTGATTCATTTAATTGATTATAACCAATTAAAAAGAAATCTTCTGGTTCAGGATCAGCTGATGCTGTATATACTGCTCCAGTATCCTTAAAATTATATAATTTATCTGAGGATATGCAACATGCCTTACCACTCTTTACATCAGAAACTATAAAGTAATCAGCAAGTTTATCCTCATACTCTTTTGCTGCTCTCCTATTTTTAATTATTAAACCTCTAATCGCTGTACCTGATTTATTCTTAAACTGTGTTACCTTTGATTCATAGGATACTTTATCCTTAGTTACTAAATCAATACCAGGTAAATTTACCCTTTCAAGTAAACCATTACTATATTCAGCAAGTGCTTTCTCAACCATTTCACCTGCTTTTGGAAATCTTAAATTGTTATCAGTATAACCTCTAATTGCATATAGAAGTTTGGATAATCTATCCAACTGAAAGGTTTTGAAATTAATCATCGTGTAATAACAGAAATTGCAGGTTCACCCTTATTGAACACAGTATCAACTACTGCCTCAACCTTTCTTGCGGTGCTAATCCCAACATTATTATACACAGGAATACATACCTTTCCGTGAGTCTTGTGACACTTTCCTAATCGGATCACTCTACCAATCGTTTGACTGATGCTAATATAATCCATATTTCTCATAAACAATGCTGCCTCAAGACCTGCAACATTAATACCTTCTGAAAGGATGCTGTGATGGAGTACAATAAACCTTGTATCATCTCTACCCCATCCGTTCAATGTATTAAAAAACTCCTCTCTACCCACCTTTTTACCATTGATTATAGCACCTGTTTTAGCAGTGATATACATCCAATTATATCCTCTCTCCTTTAACTTACAGCAAAAATCAGTTTGAGATATTAAACTAACAATCTGCTTAGTAGATTTGGCACATATAAGAACCTTATCCACACTCAAGTTATCAATAGCACTGAGAATATTCTCTGATTCAACTTCAGCATATATCTCATCTTTTTGAAGCAATCTGGTTTTATATACCTCAACTTTAGGTGGGAGAATATAACCCTGATCCACTAACTTAGGTGCTGGTACATTCACAATTACATTACCAAATATATCAGTATTATTCATACCAACTTTAAATGGTGTTCTTGAATGTTTAGGTGTTGCAGTAAAGAAATAAGAACGTAGAGCATTGAATGGTAGAGAATAATGATCTACAGACTCAATAAAGTTCTTTTGTATTGCGTTATGTGCCTCATCAAAGTATATTGTATCTACAACAATGTCTGCCTCTACCAATCTATGAAGTGAATGATATGTTGTGAAGATTATCTTATTACCCTTACAAGATCTCACCCACTTCTCAATCATATCTGCTTTAGTTGTGCTGAAGTGTGAAGTCTCTCCACTGTGTACGTGCATCACAGAAACATTCTCAATCACTTCCAAGAACTCAGATGATAATTGCTCTGCTAACAGGATGCGTGGAGCAACTACAACAATAGTAGGATAAGTAACACCATCATATCTTCTAATGGCATCTTCTATCATACACATGGTTTTACCACCGCCTGTAGGAACGATGATTTGCCCCTTATAATGGTTTGCCATAGCATCCAGAGCATCAAATTGGTGTGGACGTAATGGCATCGTTAAACTTTAATATGAATATATTATAGCATTAAAAAACCCCCTTTCGGGGTTTATGTGCCAGTTCGCCCATTGGTTCTTTAAGAAATTATAAAGCTTCCCGTACAATCCATACAAAGGTATGTATAAATTCCAGAATGTTAACCCAGTTTACAAAGTGGACTAGGTATGGCGAAACCTCTCATCAAATCCATTATAGTAGTCTCATAATTAATTAATCCAATGACTAACGGACTAGTCGCTGCTATACAAGATCAGGTTGATCCTTTCTTTAAAGAGCAAGAAGAAGTTCCCGAAAAAACAAATACAATTTACTGCCATCAATTTCCATCAATGATGAAATTGCATGATCTTGGTGACCCAGATTATACTAAATTTGGTTTACCTTTGTATATTGGTGAAACTTTAACTGAAAGAACAGTAGGAGATAATTTAGTTCGATTCACTGATGGAGATTATTCTAAATGTCCAGAGAGTGTTAATCTACTTGCTAAATGGGAAGTACATCCTGATCTTAGTGACCATGATATTCGTGAAGAAATGAGAAAGATTGGATGGAGTAAAACAAATCCTTTTGGTGGTTCACCAGAACTAAGAGTAAATCCTTTAGAGAATAATTGGTCTCAAGCAGTTCATAATATTGGTGAATTGGTAAAGAGAATGAATGAGTATTATAAAACCTATCAAAAAGATACAGGATTCTCTCCATTAGTTACTAAGAAGAACTCAAAGAAAAGAAAGGATGATATGCACAGAATCCCTGATCGTGAAGTAATATTTGATCTATGCGAAAGGTTGAAAGATTTATCAAAAGATGCTAGAATATACATTCCACAAGATGCTCATGGACACTTTTGCAATTATTTGATAACCAAAATGGGATTCACCAATCTCTTTACGGATCAAGCATACAAATATTTTGCTAGAGATGAGTTTATTGATAATCCAGAATATATAACTCACATCACCCAAAATCAATTCAAAGGAAGAAATATGAAATTTGATGCAATCATTGGCAATCCTCCTTATGGTAAAGGTGGTAAACTAGCAGTTAGTTTCTTGAATAAATCAGGAGAGAAAGTAGGTGAAAATGGACAGATCCTCTTAGTTTTACCAAGATCACTTAAAGGTGATGCCAATATGAATTTGGTAAATCTCGATCTACATTGTAAATCTAGTGAAGATGTTGATCCTAAATGTTTTCCTACTGGAATTGATGCGTGTGTTCAAGAGTGGGAAGTAAGAAATTATAATAGAAAATTAATTCCAGTGCATAGAACACATCCTGATTTCCAATTCTTAAAATATGAAGACAGATTTGACGCAGATGTTTTTATTGGAGAATATGGTGATGGCCCATCTGGTAAAGTTTTAACTGATAAAAATAAATTTGTAACGTATGCTAAAGGTCATTTCTGGCTTAAAGCAAAACCAGAAATTGTAGAGAGATTGGTAAATCTCGAACCAACTTTACGGAAAGTTGCTAAAGCAGATACTAATGGTAGAGGTCACTGTGGTAAAAATAAAATAATCAAGGCATATATGGAGGCGTATGATAAAGTTTGAAGATTACATCTATACTGACCATAATGCTTTACCAGAAGATCTATGTAAAGAAATTATTGATAGATTTGAAAAGGATGATAGAAAAAGAGAAGGTCATATACTAAGAAGGGGAACCGTAGTTGTTGATAAAACACTTAAAGATTCTGAAGATCTTTTTATTACTGCATTAAAAGAGTGGAAAGATATTGATAATATACTTGCAAAAATTGTTAGTGAAAATATACAAAACTATCTCGATCATTGTTATAAAGGTTTTAATAAACTAGATCCAGTACCAACTCCATTTGGAAGTTGCAGGTTTGAAGATGCTGGTTATAATGTAAAAAGTTACAATCCAGGTGGGTATTTTAATTGGCATAATGATAATACTCAAGAAGAACAACCTAGAATGTTTGCTATGCTATACTATCTAAATGATTTAACAAATGATGGTGGTGGTCATACAGAATTTGCAGATGGAACATCAGTTACTCCAACTGTGGGAAAGCTAGTTATGTTTCCTGCCGTATGGAATTTCATACATCGTGGATGTCCACCCCTCAAATATAAAAAATATATTATCTCCACTTACATACACTAATGGCAAAGAATAAACACAATCAAGAAACAGGATCTAATATAGAAAGATCTGATGAAAGAATATCAGAAACTCAAGAAGTCTTTACACCTCCTGAGATCTGTAGAGAAATGATAGAAAGAATACCATTAGAAACTAGAAAGAACCCAGAGTCAAAGTTTTTAGATAACTCTGCAGGTTCTGGCAACTTTCTAGTTGAGTTAAGAGATGAATTAGTTAAGTATCATAATCTCGATCACGTACTAGATAATATGCTTTATTGCATAGAATTAATGGAAGATAATCATAAAGAAATATGTGAACGTCTAGACGTATCAATAGATCACCCACATTATGTTTGTGCAGATGCTTTAGAATATGATTATAGTTTTGGTAAACCTATTGGTGTTGAATTATTCTTTACTTAATCGTACAGTTTGCACTATTTGTACCACCAGGACCAGTTGCATTTACAGTATAAGTTGTTGTTCTCTCTGGACTCATTGTAGTAGTACCAGCAGAACTAGCAGGTAAAGAGAATGTTGGATCGTTAGGATTAGATGATCCAAATATTCTAGTAACTTGACCACTAACATCCCAAGTCATAGCAGCAGCTGTATAAGGTACATCTAAAGTTGGATGCCATAACTCAAAAGTCTGGTTAGCATCAGTACCATCACTATCAAATAATATAATCTTTTTAGTATTATTTGATAATTGATTTGGATTTGGATAGGTAGTGCCATTAGCAGCATTTAAACCAGTCCATGTAATAGGATATTCCCCTTCAGGTAAAGAGATAACATCACTCATAAACACACCATCTTCTTGTATTTTAGTGAAATCTAATGAGCAAACTGTCCAATCTCTCTCGGAAAACTCATCTGCTTCATCAGTATCACCAGGACCTTGTAACCAGAAAGCAACACCACCTGGATTATAATACCAATTATTATTAGCACCTGGTTCTGGTTCTTGTCCTGCAGGGAAGGAAGAGTTTGTTATCGTTACAGTTAAATCATATTGTCCTGCAGCCAACGTAAAGTTTTCTACCCTTATATAATCAGAAGTAGGATTACTAAATGTTTCTACTTCACCTAATGGAAATCCTCCAGGGAAAGTAGGTCCCTTTATAGAGAATTTTGCATTATTATCTGCCTGTGCTTTAAATGTATAAGCATTAGTACCACCAGTAACATTAAATCTATAAACTGCGGTTTGAGCTTGATTTGGTAAACAATCAGTTGGAGTTCCTGCATTTGAAGATGCAGGGAATACTGCATATTCTCTCATAAACGGAGACCAAGCAACATCCATAGCATATGATATTGGATTATCATAAGATCTACCCCAGTATGCTCTACCAGCAGCAAAAGTTTGAGCAAATCCACCAAATGACATACTATCCAAAGCATATCCTTGATCAGCTTTATCAGTCCAACTATGCTTCACCCTAAAGAGACAATTACCTGGACCACTAACCATTAAATGACTAACAGGATTTTCCTTAAATCTTACATAGTAAGGAGCCCCGATTGTTACTGTAGGTGCATTAGGATTTGGTGCTGGTGTAGAACCTGAACCTTCACAAGGTCCATCATATCTTCCTTTTATTGAACTATTACTAATATTACCACCAAGTACAAATGGAGCTCCACAAATAGCTGCACCAGCTTTACCACCATCACCATCTATACCAGTAGTTGATTCTCCTGGTTGACCATAATCACCACCATCTCCACCTTTACCACCATCAGTAGAACAAAGTCCAGTATCTACTCTAAGGTCAGCACCAGGTAAACAAGTTGGGCAACCACCTTCAGTGCCATCTTCTCCAACTTTTGCATTTTGAGGTCCACCACCAACATATTCAGTATATCCATATCCAGCACCCCAGCCACCCATTCCACCTTTACCTTGGATTGGATTCTCAGAAGGAACTGAATTTAAACAAGTTCCAGTTTGCCAATTTGCCTTACAAACAGTAGTACACCAAGTTCCACCCCAACTATCAATACAATCAGGACCATATCTACAACATCCACCACTTGCCTGTGATATTAATGTATCTCCACTATCACAAGTTGGAGTATCACCACAAGCTGGATTAGCAGCATATTCTTTATCACATATACCTTTCATTGCATCCAATCCATCAGGATGAATATATCCCATTGCACCCTGCTCTCCACCACCTCCACCACCATAAATCTTGGCATTATTACCAACATATACTTGAGTAGTATTTCCTGTATGAACTATCTTTAACGCAGTACCACCATCTTTACCTGGATCACTCTTAGTTTTATCTGTTTGAACAGAATACTGAAATAATGCTTCTCTACCAGCAGATCCATAAATCTCACCATCAACTTGAATCCTAAAATTATTTGCAGGTATAGGATTACTTGGCGTTAATCTAGCAGCAGCGACTTTATCATCACCTACTCCACCACCACCTGTTACACCATTATTACCAGTATCACCACTTCCACTAATCATATCCAGAAATGTAATTTTCTGAACATTTCTTGTTATATTTCCATATGAATCATTAGTACTATCTACTCCACTTATTCCACCATTTGACCAATCAATACC